GTACTTAGGCATACGTTCTTCGTGATTTCCTGCAAGCCAAATGATTTTTGCATTTGGAGCAGCAGCACGAAGTTGAGCGCAGAACAAAGTTGCACGGTCAATTGATGCTTGTGTAGTTTGTGCATACGCAGGATATGTCACATACTTGCCCATCTCAGGAAGGTCAAGGTTGTCACCAACAAGTGCAATAACTTCAGGTTGTAAATCTTCTATAACCTTAATGCAGATGTCAAGAGCCTTTTCGTCATGTGTTGCTTCCAAGTTTCCTTCACGGTTGCGGTAATAACCAATCTGAATATCTGGAGGAACTACACAGGTCTTAAACCCTGTTGCTTTTTTCTTAGTTACTTTTGGTGTTGGTAACTTGATAGCAGGACCTTGTTGTACAACAGGCCATTCAGGACCAGACTCCCATTTAGGTGAGAACTTAAATTGCACACCAGCAAGGTCGTGAATCTCTGCTTCACCTTCTTCGTTTTTGGTAAGTGATTGATAGAGAGATACTCGTTGTATTTGACCAATTTCGTCTACATCAATTCCTTGACGAGCAAATAGGTCAGCAAGTTTTCCAAGCACTTCTTTAGGACTCTGTGGTCCAGCAGTTAGTTCTTCTTTAATGGACATCGCAACTACACATCTTTCTACTATGTTTTTCTACCATTCGGATTGTTACATCATGCCCATGTTTTTTAAGCAAATCAGAAAGCCACTTATACGTGTAGCCACTAGTTTGGATTGAGCGAGGTGAAGCGTTCTTTTCTCGTATTTTAACGAAAGCATCATCTAATGCTGCCTGTTCTTCAACAGACATTTCATTACGGACTTTGCCAATACCGCAAAGTTTTAGAGGAGCAGAACCTGCTTTAAGTTCGTCTAATAAACTATTTTTTGACATTTTTCTTCTCCAACTTGTGTCGTTCTTTTTGAAGCACCTCTATTACTCTGAACAATTCTTCAGTATCAGAAGGCCCAACAAAGACCTTACTGAGATAATAGAGGATACGGTCAATGTCATGTACCTTCATGCTACCACCCTTTTGGTTTAGGTTGTGTAGCGTATCCTACCTAAGTAGGTGTGTCAACTACCCCTGAAAGGAAGCGACAGCCTCTGGAATATTGTCACCACATACGTAGCGCAAGTGCCAAGGCTCAGAGGGAACAACTTCCCATGAGAAGCCAAACTTTTTCACATTGGCAATCAACCAATTAAGACGTTTTGGCTCTGCGGCGTTAGCCACATCAACGGCGATGCCGAGGTTATGCTGGGACTTACCAGGTGTCGCCAACATTGCCATACCCTTTTTCAGATACCAAGTCTTGCCTTCAAATGTTTTGGTGCTTTGACCTGGGATTGGTTCAAGTTGGTAGCGAGTAAGGAATCCTTTTTTCTGTGTTTCGTAATCACGATATGTGTCACCTGCTGAAGTCGGCTTGAGTTCAACCCCTTCAGCCTTTGCAGCAGCAACCATTGCAGCCCACGCTTTTGCCGCAATGTGGTGCATCTTTCCGCCACCTACGGCAGGGACAAGAAGATTTGCTGGCAACTTTCCAGGCTCAATGCCCTTAAGGTCCTTTGGTAATACTACGGGAACAATATAATCCCAAGCAACTTTCTTACTCATGCAATCTCCTCATCGTCAGGGATACCATTACCATTTTTATCTTCTGCGTTCCTGCCAGTTGAAATCATCAAACCAGCAAGTGTTCCAGTAATGAATGTCGCTACTGAAGAAAGAACGCTAAAGAACATTTTATCATTCTCTGCTTGAGCGCCGATAGGCTGTGTAACAAACACAAGCGCCCAAAGCACCCCGACTGTGGTGATGAGTAGGACAAAACCAAGCATGCATCCGATTACAAACTTCAAACGGGCATCTAGTTCTGCTGAGGTTAACCGTGGTTTCATGGTGCTGTTGTCTCCTGTGTTGGGATTAGTTCTTCTAATACTGGGTTTACTAAACCTTCCAAAGTTGGGTCAAAACCTAGTAATGTGTCTGGGCATGCCCCATCTACTTGGCATGCAGGGCGTTGGCACTCAGGCTTTTCCCAGTTTGCTGGGTCTTGGCATTCATAACGGTATTTACCGTCATAGCCACAACTTGCTAAAAGTATTGCTGAAATAAAGAATAACTTTTTCATTTCTTTTCCTTATCCATATGCCAGTCAATGTGTGTGTTCAAACGACCAGCCACTGCGTCAATACCGCTACGAACTTTGCGAAGTTCGGACATTACGTTTGCGTGGTCTTGACGATTTTCCGTTCTGAATTCTTTGAAGGACTTCAGAAGAAAACCGACTCCAGTTCCTATTACGGGTATAGCAGCCGCAATGATGATTGCCCACGCATCGCTCATAGGTCACTCTTTAATTCCAAATTGTTGACCATTGATTTTACGGCGAGCATGTACCATACTTGATGCACCTTGTGGGGTGTTATCAATTACTTCTCTAATTTTTTGTCGTTGCAAAACATCTGGAGATGCATACTTTTTAGGAATACCACCAGTTTGACCGACTGGGATATCAGGGCGAACTGGGCGAACAAAACCTGATTCCGTTGCAGCGCCTTCCATTGCTTTTAACCCTGCTGTGTGTTTTACAGTCAACCCACCAGTTTGCCCAGCAAATCCACGAGCAGTGTCGTGCATGCGAGCGTCAGTATTGTCTGCATCGTAAAGATAAAATTCTTCTTCATTACCATGTGCGTCTTGCATCACCCAGCGTTCTGGTTTTGGTTCATCTTTACCTAACCACAACGCTGCTTGAGTGGTAAGACCAGCATCATGTCGTTGTTTTACACGTTTTGTAGGTGTCTGTTCACTAATGCTTCCAGTGAGATAATAGTTTGATGGTGCATCTGCTTCAGGTTCTTTTTCTCCTGGGCGAAGCACACGGTTCATTTTTTCTTTTGTGTAGTTCATATGGGTCATCAACGGATGTTGTTTTGCAAGACCAATTGCTTCTGGGTCTGTACTTCCTTTTCCTTCAAAATCCGCAATCCAAGGACCAGCCAAAGTTGTTTTATGCCAAGGAACGTCTGTCCACATGTTGCTACGCAAAGCAGGAATCATCCCAAGTTCACGAGCATTACGAGCGCCTTTTCGTGATTGAATTACAGCAAGTGCTCCAGCAAACTGAGGATTGTCTGCCCAATAACCAGACCTAATTTGTTTTGCTTTTTCAGCAGAACCTCCAGGCATACCATAATGCCCAGACTTAGAGTTACACAATTGAGTGCAGATTGGAGTCCTACAACCTGAGCATCCCTCAAATCTTCCGCTACTTGTAGCGTTTGCTAAAGACATACTCATTTGATGAGTTGACCTAACAAGTTCATCTGGGTGAGTTGCGTTTTTAGCAATTTTTAAATTAGTTGATTTTTCTCCAGGGTCAGTATCACTAATCATTGATAGACCAGCGCCACCACCACGGCTTTTCTTATACAAGTCCCAATCATCAATTACTTTTTTAGGTTGAGCAATTGCAGAACGATATTCAGATTCACTAACTGAATTGACAATATCTTGTAATGCTGGTAATTGTGGGGTTACTTCTATCCTTTTCTTAGCCATGTTGTTACCTCTGCTCGTAGTCGTACTGGTCTTTACGACCCTTACTTACGTGAATAGCCCTACGGCGAAGGTCAGTTTCTTTTACCAAACGACCTTCATCTTCTGGGCGAACTGTGTCTTTAAGTTTCTTGTCAAGCATTGGTTTACCAGGACCAAACGCAGAATCAATTGGGTCAGCCATTGGGTCACGTTGTTTAAACTGAGATTCCTGTAATGTGTCTGCTGCTTGCAAATCACGAGGAACTACATAGCCTGTTGGTTGGTAAACTTTTACACCCATGTCATTCTTAAGATAGGTGTTAAGAACAAATGGGTGTCGGCGTTCACGAGTCTTAGGTGGTGGGGCGGCTTGAAAGGAAGAATAGAACTGACCAGTTCTACTCATGTACAAACTAGGACTAAATGCACCCGTAGGGCTTAGTCCATATGTTTGGGCAATGCCTGCCCTTAAGTCATCGGTTGAAGTTAGAGCAGGTGAATCAAAACCGAGTGGTTCTGCACCTATTGCACCAGCGTCAACACTTGGGTCGCCGCCGACATCTGACATGATTAGTCGTTAACAACCGTCACGTTTGGTCGGTTCATGTGTCCGCCTGAGTTGTATGAGTACTCAAACTGTGGCATGTCATCGCCAGCCATTGCACCTTCAACAAACTCTGAAAGTACCGATGGGGCTTCAATCCACGATGCTGAACCAACATGAGCACGTTCACGCATGGTGTCTGCTGCATGCTTGTAGAACATCTCTGGGTTGTTCTGGTTCATTCGCAAAGGCGATGGTGCGGTGTCCTCATAGGCTCCACGACCAAAGTCGTTTGGAACGTCAGTGTCGGTTGCGACACCTTCTTCAAAGCGAAGAGGTCCCTTGTTGCCTGGAATGCTTGGAGCCATGTTTCGCTCAAAAACGGTAAGGTCACGTTCTGGGAACATTGGCGCTGGTGCTACTGTCATGTGTTACTCCTTGGAAAATAAGGTTTCCACAAGAATACCACTAATTGAAAAAGGGGTTCTCGCCAACTTGGATAGTAGGCATTGCGTCATACACAGTCATTGCACAGGCAAGAGCCAATGAGTCTGGGTAGTCGTCAAACGCACCCTTCTCATTTGGGGCTTCAGCCAGCATGTATGGACCACGATAAACCTTTTCTAGGTCATTCATTTGTTGATTAAAGCGTTTCCATGAACGGGTACGGCGAGCCTTAGAGTGTCCTGGGATTACTAACTGCTCACGTTGAATCAATTCCGTCAGGTGTACCCATCGTTCGTTTTGGTTTTTAGCATCAGAAGTCATAGCAATAACTTCTATATTTGGCAACAAAATCTTAAGGCGTTCCGCTACAGCACCACCAACACCTTGTGAGTCCACGCCAATACGAAGCACATCATAGTTACGCAAGAAGTCAATAATTTGAAAGTATTGTTGTTCCCACTCTTGGTCGTTAATTTCCAACCAGTTGAGAATACGGTGTTCGTAGAACCCGAATGGGTCTGGATGGTCCCAGTCAACCCAGCAGACAGTTACTACTGTGGAGTCATTGGAACGAGCAACGTCAATACCAACCACTACAGGGGTTCTCCACCATTGTTTGACCAGTGGCATAGACGGGTCATAAAGTCTTTCCATTCTTTCTTCAGTAACGAACATTCCCTTTTCCAGCATCCATCGGTTGCAATACGACATCTGGAATTCGTCAGAATCTTCACCAATGCGGAGTTTTTCTTTGGCAATAAATTTCCCGTAGTTAGCGTTGTACTTTGAAGCAACTTTGTAATCGTACTCAAAATGGCAATCCCTAATTACTTTTCTACTTTGATTAACACGCCGTTTGTTGTATTGAATCATCTTGTAGAAGTAGGACTTGTTACGGGAAGCCGTTCCAGTAAGCATGATACTTCCGTTGTTAAACGCCAACATCGGCTTGATTGATTTGGTAATCATAAACTCATCGGCTTCCTGAGCCTCGTCAATAAGCACAAAATGGTAGGTTTTTGATTCAATCTTTGCCTTTGGGTTACAGGTCTGCATTCGGCAGATAGAACCAGAGCGCTTCATGGTGATGATTTTTCCCTTACCACGAGTACCACCAGAGGTAGCCTTGTCATCCAGTTCAGGGTCAAGAAGAAAACCAAGGGCGTGTTCGCTAGTCAAACGACTTACGATACGACTAAACACGGTGTCTGCTTGGTCTTCAGTTGGCGCAAACACTCCCACCCAAAAACCTTTCTCAAACTTAGACAGCCAGGTTGGGTAGATGTTTGAAAGTTTTGGAAGAATGACCATCATTGATGCAAGTACGTTAGAAAGAACTTCTGACTTACCAGACTGACGAGTTGCGATAAGAGTTATTTCTTCACCGTCACCCAAAACAATGGACTCAATAATTCTGTACGCAATAGGAATTTGGTACGGGAACAACTCAACATCGCAAAACTGCTCAGTAAAAAGAACCAGTTTTGTAACTAACTGGTCAACAAACTCAGCCGAGGTTTCGTCAAGTTCTTCAACAATCTCTTCGGCTAGTAACTCTTGTTCTTGGTCCAATAGGGAATCCGACATACCCTACAAGCCTACCCTAATTTAGAAAAGTGATAACTGGTCTGGATTATTCGGGGCGTACATACGGCGGTTAGCCTCTACCTCATCCACCATCTTTTCTATCTGAAGTAGGAAATCGTGCATGTCTTCCGTATCCGCAATTAGTCGGTAATCAACCCGTTTTAGCAACCCATTGTGTGGGAACGCTTGAACACGAACTGCTAGGTCATTTGCTAGCCCAATAGTTCTGTCCATCTTAAGTTCTTCTGGTGCTCTCATTGTTTTCTCTTTTCTATCTCTGACCAAATAACTTGTAAGGCTTCTACACAATCATTTACTTCACTTGCTGGGGCATCTCTAAATCTCCACGCATCAAAAGAAGCACCCAAAGCCATGATTGAGTTATCCATCCAACCGTACAAAGAAGAGTTATCTAACTTAGCGGCTCGTTGTTGCGCCTTACTTGGTGGAAGTTTATCATGCGATTTTTCTTCCTTTTTAAATATCCCTAGTGCCACTGTTTAATCTCCTCTATTGTTGTGTCCATCTCACGACCACCTAACGCAAATAATAGTCCTTCTTTTTCACTCTTGATTTCGTTACGTCTACACAACCCAAATTGAAACAAGTACTTACCAAACCGTAATTGCGGTCCCTTACCTTTACGCCAGTACCCACCGAGTTCTTGACATGTACCCATTGCGATATGTGGGATATTAGGTGTACCAGTATCACGGACAATCCAATAGACAAACCAAATTCCACGAACTATATTCATGGGGGTAGATACTAGTCGTTATCGCCAATCAAGTGGGAGTTGGTATTGCCTGGTGTCTTGCTGTTCAACATCAGGGAACCCTTGGTCTTCTTGCTGTTGGCTAAATGCTCCGTACTGCAACTTCCTACCCAATGGCGTTGCTTGCGGCCTGTTGAAATGGTCTGGGTCAAAGTCAACATAACCACCACTCATACCACCAGTGTTAAATGTTTTACCTTTTGAAAGAGCCTCATAGAAACGCTTGGCTTGGTAAACAGGGACATTGTTAAACACGTACTTAGTTGGGTTTTTTCTACCCTTCTTTCCACGGAAGTCCATGTAGATATCACCAACCATAGTTTCTGGGTTAAAGAAATACTGGACAAAAGTAAAGCGAGTGCTGTCTTGTCCGTTTGTTCTTTCACCTAACATGTCTGGCGTTGCATTGTCCACGCCACCTGTACTAGCAACCCAGGGGTCAAAGCATTCTTCCTCGTTAAACAAGGCTTGCTTTGTTTGCTCGTCAGAAAGGGCAAACGCCTGCAAAGAGTCCTTGATTCTTGCCCTACCTGCGTTTCCTAAACCTCGTGCTCTAGCCATGCACCAATTATAGTTTGTTATTAACCTTTAGGCAGAATTGCCAGTAATACTTACCAACAACAGGCCATTCAATTTGGCTCTCTGCATCAAACCATGATTTTCCTGCTGGGTTATTAGGTATCACATCAAATAAATTGACAACATTGTTAAACTCCAATGAATTTAACAATTTCTCAACTCTTGACTCATGACAATTCCAATGGTGGTGAGCGCCATCCCACCATTCCAATCCAGGAACATGTGTATCAGGGACATCTAAATGCTCCATAACTGACTCCACCAACCACCACGGCTCTAAACCCTCTTTCCAGCGTTTAATAGTTCTATGAACATCTGGACCAACGACAAGCATTGGAGCATTGGGTTTAGCAATACGTTGCATGTCTTTGAGGAATGTAGACACCTCTAACCAAGGAATGTGCTCCAGCACATGACCCATGTAGATAGCATCAAACGTATTATCTTCAAACGGATACGGTTTACCAGGGGCTACCTTGACATCTGGTTTGGTGTCATCTGTTTCCCATGTATCTGTATTTACCCAACCTTGTGCGTAATGGGTTCCACAACCAACATTTAAAAGTTTCATGAAACAGGACCACCTTCTAGTGGGAAATACCACCCACCATTATTATTTTTTGCTGTTGGCATATCTTGACGGTGATTGATTCCTGAATAGTGAGCAATCAAAGATTTACGTGGCATACCAACAACATTAGGCTCAGAACCACGATGTAATAACCTACCATGCCAAAACAACACATCACCACGCTCTGGCAGATACGTGATTACTTCAGCGTTACGTTTCTCAATCTCTGCTTCAAACAATGGGGTAAGTAGTCGTTCACTATGTTTGGGCCATGTATGGTCTTGCTCATCTGGACTAAGTGCAGCAAGAATCTTTTCCCTAGTAACTGTAGGCCACCTGTGTGAACCACGAACAAATTGAAAAGGTCCAGAGTCTGGGTGAATGGTTTCAAGAGCAATCCAGATAGCAGCATAATAGTCACCAACATGGTCTGGATTTAAATAAGAATCTTGATGCCAATTACGGCGAGTAGTAACCCACCCCGTTAGATTTAAATGAAGACCAGCAGGTTCACCAATAAGGTCTTGCATAGTATTAGTAATTCCACTGTAAGTAAGAATATCCATCACTTCTGGATGTCTGCGATACGGTGTGCAATCAGGCCACCCACCAGGTCGCTCGGAGTTATTCTCTAACCAACATTGTTCATAATTGACCATCAACTCTTCTGGAACAAAGTTTTTCTTAATAACAAATCCGTCTGCATTCCAATCCATTGGGCCAATGGGGGGAGCAGGTATCGTTAGGTCATCTAGGGTAATCATAATGCTGAGATTTTCTCCATTACTTCATTCCAATCAAAGCCACGTTTTTCCATTGAAAACTGCTCTTTAACTACTTCGTAGTTTACCATTGCTTCATCTTTACGCATGTTTGGGTCAAGTAGTTCCTTTAGGTGGTACTTCCACTCCTCTGGAGTTTTGGCAATACGCCCTACCCCAGCATCCGCAAGGTATTGATATTCAGGTGAATATGATGCAATAAAAGGAACACCAGCAGCGACATACTCAAGTCCCTTGATAAAAGACTTTGCATGATTGAACTCAACATTGTTTAGGGGAACTAAACCAACGTCTATAGGTGGGAACAACTTAGGGTAATCAAGAATTGGAGCCATCGGCATAATTGTTGATTTCTGTCGGTAATGCCCAAGTTGTGAATATGCAAAAGGCGCATCTGGTGTGTGACCAGAGTGATGAAAAGTTAAGTTATGTTGTTTTAAAAACTTAGGAACGTGTGGATTAAGGCTTTCTAAGTCACTAGACCGCCAAGGTGTAGCACCAACCCAACCAACAACGGGAGAGCGTTTTGCTTTGTCTTTACGCATCTTCCAACGGTCAACATCTATTCCGTTGCGGATTAGAAACACATTTTTTCTTTTTTTAGAATAGAATTCATACAAAAATGGAGTAGATGTGATTACCGCATCTGCTTCATTAATCATGTGGAAATAGTGGTCACGGTTATTTTCTGGGTGTAGTTTTGGGTCAGTAGCCGCATACGCACGGTTAGTTGGCTCAAGACCTTCAAAAAAGTCGTCAATATCAACAACGATTTTTTGTCCTTTTTTCTTTGCTTCCTTTACCATGTCAGTGATTTCTTTACGCATCACCAATTTAAATACGAGGATTTCCCACCCGTGAATGGCTTTGTCGTTAGCGACAATTAATCCGTAACCGTGGTCTTCGTGCCAGCGTGGAAACCCCATACCAACACGCCACTCAAACTTCTCCAACTCTTTCATAGGAAGAAAACAGCGATACCACGCACAACCGTTTGGTTGTAGTGGCTTTGTCCCGTGCGCCCAATCGTATGTCAAAAACCCAATCGTTTTGTTACCCATAAACCTCTACTCTTCGTCTGTGTCACTACCCTTTCCAGCGACAGCAACGAAGTGTACAACAAGTCCAGCCACAGTAATCCACACACCCCAAGTTAGGGTTTGCCCAGACAGGGTAATAAGGACCATGCCAGTTCCAGCCAGTGTCCAAACCAGCCCATGTACTTCATTCCAAAGTCTTTTCACAATGCTCCTTAGTAGAAGGTCGTTTTGCCTATTTGCGCTTGTCTACGGGCCTCCTAGGAGGCTCTACGGGGATTGTGGAGTTATCGTCTACGACTAGAAACAACTGGTGCAGGCAGTATAAATGATACCGTAGTGGCGGCTACTACAACACGGCGTACCCCTACAGATACCGTAGAATCCGTAGGAACATAGTTATCAAAGCCACCTTCAAAGACGTTAATTTCTTCTTCAAAGGCTTCTTTTACTTCGGTTGGCGCATCTTGTACAGCATCAACAATTGCTTGTGCTTGTTCGCTAGTTAACTCGCCAGTATCTACTGTGGCGAAAATCTCAGTTGCTTGGTTAGCAGTTACGTTTTCCAGAACGGCTGCGCTGGTAGCAAGTTCAGTTGCCTGGTCGCTAGAGATTTCTGTAGCCAAGATGGTGTCCACAACTTCTTGAACTTGTTCTTGGGTAATGTTGTCTGACTCCAAAATACCCAATACTTCTTCAAGAACTTCTGGAGTTATCTCTTCAAGGGTATCCAGGTTCTCAACCACGGCATCAACAATGGCTTGAACTTGTTCTTCCGTGATGTTGTCTGAGTTAAGAGCGTCTACAACCTCGGACAAAATCTCTGGAGTAATTTCTGTAATGTCAGTCAATTCTTCAACTACAGCAATTACTTCTTCTTCAACAACAATCTCTTCAGGGGTAGTTGTAATTGTGGTTTCTTCTACTGTAGTATCAGGATATGTTTCAGTTGTTGTGGTTTCTGGCTCAGTCATTTCTGGCTCTGGCTCAGTTGTCGTGGTTGTTTCTTCTACAGGCATCTCTTCTATATAAGGTTCCTCTACTACTGTTGTTGTGGTTCCTGTTGGTACTTCCACGACAATTTGAGGCACGGAGGTGGTCGTAGATGAAGTTGTTGTTGTGGTGCTTGTTGTATTCTCCACTAACGTGGTACTTGTTTCTGGCACTGTCGTGGAAGTCGTGGAAGTCGTGGAAGTCGTTGAGGAGGTCGTAGATGTTGACTGCTCTGGCGGTAGTGTCGTGGTCGTTGTTGATTCTGGCAATGTTGTTTGGGGTACGGAAGAAGTCGTAGTTGACTGAGGAATAGTTGTACTTGTAGTACTTGTAGTACTTGTAGTACTAGTAGTTGTAGTCGTTGACGATGTTGTAGAACTGGTGGTTGTTGATTCAGCAAGACCATTCCATAGAGATAAATTGCTAATTGTCAGATGCCCAGGTTGGCAGCAAGAATCAGTGGAGTACTGACGAAACGTAAAAATGTCACCCTCTTCAACGGGTACAGTCATGGTTCCCGTTGCATTGTTTTGTTGTGTAATCAAGGTGTATACACCGTTGATGCCGTACTGTGGTGGGTCATACACCCAACCATCGTTGGTTTGATATGCCCAAGTGAAATCTATTGTGTCCACATTGGCAGGAATTGTGGTTTCAATTTTCACCCAATGCGATTGACCTCCACACCCACCATCGTTAGGACCATGCAAGATGATGGTGTCATTTATGACTTCTATTGAGCCATTACAGGATGCTGATTGACTGTATGTCCAGTTTCCAAGAGCATCTGCTTTAACGGAAGTGACTGGTGCAAACCAAGCCAAAAGCGCTACGGGAAAGTAAAACCAAAATCCTTTGCGTAGTTTAGGCACGGCCCATTATAGCCGTTACCACTTACCTAGGGGGCAGGTTGCTTGAAGCAACTTCGTTTTTGATGCCATTAAACAACCACATTGCTTACATTGTTTAGTTAAGGAAATAAGTTCGGGACATTTGTTACAAGTATCCATACGTGCTTCTGCAACTTCTTCTGATGCACGTTCTACATTTGGGTTCAACATATCCCAAGGTCGTGTAGTTCCTAACTTTTTTTTGTATTCCTGCCAAGCATTCATTGCGGTGATTTAAACTCCCCGTTTTCGTATGTCCAACCATACATATTTGTTCCTTGTAAGTTTTCAGGTAACTCAACAATCTTAGGGTCAGAGGACATAACAGCAATCAAATATTCTAGTTCAAGTGCTACTGTCTGTACCCAAGCAACTTCACCATCAACTATAAATGTGTACCAACGCATTGGTTTATTTGGGTCAAATTCTTTTTGTTCCATGACCGTATATTAGCACCTGTGACAAGGGTGTCCACAACAACTACTGTACCCACCTGGGGAACAGGCATACCAAGAACCAATTGCGGCATTACAGCCAATGCATGGGTTTGGTGACCCTGCGTAATGAATAATATCGTAACAAACAATGTTGTTATTACCGAAAATAAAGCAGGTTCCGCAGTTTCCACCTTCTGTAGTTGTGAATGCGTATGTGCAAGAAGCACAACTTGGAATAGATGTGCCAACTACAGTTCCTGTACTAGAGGTAGCAAACCCCGTGCGTGATGCGAAAACTGATGCTATTGATGAAGACCCATTCCCCAACCCTGATGCTGTCAGTGTGCTACCAGAGCGAGTAATGCTTCCTGTGTTTACGCTTATATTGTATGTATTATCAGCGTTATAATTTGTAATAGTTGCTGTCCAACCACCGTTTGCTGCTGTAGTTGCACTAAATGTAGGAGTATCTAGTTTAATTTCGGCGGAACCAACGCCTAATATTTGCATGACTATGCCACCAAGTTGCCGAGAAGCACCCACTCATCAGTGTTGATTTTTAACAACGTAGCAAGGGAATAACGACCATTTAACTTGTACTTGTCTCCTTGTGAGCGCATTGTTGCACTAGTGGAAATAGTTACCTGACCAGTTCCCAATTGCAACACGTTTACTTGGTCACCAATTTGAAATGCTTGCGAGGAGTTAACTGGGATAGTTAAAGTGACTGGAGAAGAACTATCAAACACAACTACCTTGTGTGCGTCTGCCAACACCAGTGAATAGTTTCCTGTTTTTGCGGCTGGAATAGTAAGAGCAGTAAGGGCTGCTGAACCAACGGAACGGTCACCTACTACGTTCTTTGATAAAAGTTCCCAGGTATTAGCGCTACGCTTAACAAGCGTTGCTGAAGCCCACTGCCCATTGAGGGACAGTGAGCCATTGAAACCGTTAAGTGTGACACCACCTGCTGCTGAGAAAGTCACAATTCCAGCACCAGTCTGAACCACCTCCATAACATCACCGTCATAAAATGCTGTGGTTGAATCAGCAGGTACGGTTACTGTTACTGCACTGGAATTATTAAACTCCAAAATCTTTCCACGGTCATCAAACATAAGGGTATATGTAGTGCCAGATTGGGCGTTAATCGGGCGGTTAATACCCGTTAAATCCCTAGTTGCGCTTACCTCAGAAAGGCGTGAAATCACGAAATTTCTACTCCAAAGATTGAAAAGGAAAGGTTGGCGCTAGATGCGTAAATTGTCACCACATCTGTAGTTGCCAAGGTAAAGCCAACGCTCAAAGTAGCGGTGTCCTTTGGCAAGATGTTTGCATCGTAAATGATGTAGTGCTGGTTAGCAATTGACGTACCAGAAGGGCGAATAGCCACACGGTAGGTGGCTGCTGAAGTACCACGGTTGCACACGGACAGCGTTGAAACCACTACCGATTTACCAGCACCTACGGTGAGGAGGTCGGTATTAGTAGTTGCTGACGGTGCAGATTGGGCAAGAACCTTATATGCTTGGGCCACGGGCGCTCCTTAAAAGTCTGTAATGGTCCCTATTTTATCATGGAAGCATCCCGTGGTGTCCATGTTGTAGCCTCTAGAAATGAAACAAATTAGCATTATCAACAATTCTTCTTTTCAAGAGTTTCTAGAAAACAGTGAAAAATACGTTAATGCCCTCAAAGACCTTGGTGCAATAGTCCTCCGTGGTCATAGGTTTTCTAGAAAAGAGCAGTTAATTGCTACCCAGGTATTCGGTAACTATTTAGGTTATTACCCCAACCTTAACAGTATGAAATTTTGGCATTATGAGGAAAGTCATACCATTTCAATCAACAGAAGAAAATGGGCTACAAAACAAGACATACTAGTTCCGTGGCATCTTGAGCATTTTGGCTACCCCAACCCAGCAATTGGGGCTACTTGGAACATGGAAAAGTTTACATGTGACAGTGATGCTGGGGCAACCATCTTTGTTGACACCTCAGATGTGTTTGCTTTACTAGACAATGAACAAAAGTCGTTTCTTAGGTTATGCAAGATTTCTGCGCTCCCATCTTGTGATGACCCAGTGATGCCAAAAACTCCAACAGTTTTTAATGCCATACAAAAACACAAATTATCTAATAAAGAGATTATGCGTATGACCTTCTGTAGGGAGGGTGAAACAAGTACTAATTGTAAATTAATTGAGTTTAATGGAAGCGAGCCAAACGATTATGCAATTGGAATGTTTGGGTGGTACGAACAGTGGCTTGGAGAGCAGGTACTAAATAATACAAACATCCGCCAAATACATCATTGGCAAGATGGTGATTTACTAATTGTTGATTTAATGGTTATGTTTCACGCTGTTTTAGGAGGTTTTTCTGAAACAGAACGCTTCTTTAATGGGCTTTGGATGCACCAATACGATACTTCTAAGTATGGTAACTAGTTCTTTAGGAAATAAGTACTTCCAAGGAAGTTAGCAAGATGTATGGTTAGCCCATCAGCGTTATTAAGTGTCTCATGTAACGGGTACATGTCGTGTTCTTTATACAAAGGTGAGTAAAGAGTTGAAAACCCATTCGTAGAAGAAGCACTTATCATGCCTCCTGGTAGTAGTAGGTTAGAAAAAGAATCCAATACTTCAGAGTTGTTAAACAGTGAATATCCAGAAATAAAAATCATGTCAAATATTGGTTCTTGCATTCCAACCAACTCTTCAATAGAGTAGGCAGTGTATCCAAATGAGTGGTTTTCTGATGTGTTCTTTAGGTGTTTTTCCCACCAAAAGAAATACTGATTGTTTACAAAATTTATATTTGAGTCTTTTAACAACCCGTACAAAGGAAGTCGGTTAATTAACCCATCAACAATAAGGACATTTTGTGGTTTTTTTGTTGAAATAAGTAATAAATCAACTAGACAGTTTGCCCCAGCAATGGCATGTAAATCTTCTGTAAATGGAATGTCGTACCAATTTGTTTCAAGATGCACTCCACGAGCAATAAAACGAGCATCAAGGTTTGCTTCAACCGTAGTTTGTTTTACTTTACTAATGAAATCATTCCACTCTGTACGTGTTTCTTCTGATGAAACCTGTGAATTAAAGGAAGACAGTTTAGAAGAAATTAAGGCAGTATACGCAACGTCTTTGTTCATGCTTGCTCCAAATACTTACAAAGGGTCAACCCTTGCCAACTGACTCTTATTCTATGGATAAAATATTGATAGTTTTTACTTACAAACGGATAAATAGAAAACATATCGTTACTATAATTCTCTTCCTCAGATTTGTTATCAGGAACTAGTATGTAGTTGTATGTTTTGCGTAATGCATCAATATACTCATCTATTGTCATTTCTTCTAATTTAGATGGGTCTAGTCCTGTAATCATCATAAGAACAGTAAACCAATACTCATGCCTGTTTAAATCCTCAGCCCAATCGTAAAGTACTGCTGACGAACCTGGTTCACATGAAACTGGCATACTAGTTATCCTCTGTCTTGTCTTTGTACGTAGCCATTTGTGCTGAACAAATTAAAAGCACATTTTCATCTTGAGTAAACCATTGCTTTGAGTTTGGGTCATAACGAACAATCAACTCATCAAGGTTGGTTTCTGGAACCTTTGTAGTGTCGTCATCCGTTGTTTCATCCACATTTGGTGGAAACGGGGTTTCAAAAGGCTTCATAACTAACTATGCCTTAAGTTTTTCCAAATTTGAAACGTGCTTTTTTAGCAATTCATGCGATTTAAACATGAGGTCAGTTTCAGGAAAGTCATGTTCGTAGGGGTAATCAATGGTAGATATATCAACACCCAATGCAGCAGCCAATACGCTGATGGAGTACTCCAAGTGTGAAGTTGCTTCAGTTTTTGCTTTAAGCATTTGCTCTGGTGAAAGGGCCATAATGTTATCCTTTGTATATAGTTACCTAGTGTAGTTTACACTACTGGGGTGGCTAATCTGGGTAAGCCTCTAGTGGGTGGTCCGATGCAATTACCGTCTGCGTCAACTCCTGTTTTTATACCCTTAACCCAAGTCCAAGGGTTTTCAACGCTATTTTTCTGTTTTGATTCCATGTACCGTAACCGTTGGCGAACCTTTTCTTTATCATCCCCCCAGTTTCCTGTTGAGACTGTCACATTTTCTAAAATGGTATTGTCGTAAATAGTCAAGAAACAAAAAGGTTCTCCAGCATGGAAGGTCACTGGTTTTCCAATTGTGCGAATTCTCCAACTAATGTCAACTGTGTCAGGCCACCAGAAACTAGGAATTGACGCTGATAGTGGGTCAGCATCTGGATGAAAATAGTTTGGCGAACCAGTAATCCACGTACTGTAGTTTTCATCAGTCTCAATAGCCCAATCTAGGTGAAAAGTAACCATGTCTATGATTCCTGCTCGTGCCTGTTCCCTACCGTCTGCTGTTGTTTCTCCAGATATAATCCTTGCCACTGAGTTTGGCTCATCAAGTTGTACGACAACATCTTCTTGTAGCACAAACTCCCACCCTAAAACATTGGCTGTTGTGACAGGTAAACATTGATATGCATGCTTGTTATGTGTAGCATCCATCCAATCCCTCTTTAGTCTGGATTGTCTGATTTCGGGTGGGTTGTTAGATACTTTTAAAAACTTAATGTTTGTCACTATAGTTACCTTGACTTATTCCTGTGCATTTGTGGTGTCTATCGTTGTAGTCAAACATAGTAACTGCAGAATACTTTGTCCCACTAATAACGGGCAGTGAGGCGTGTTGGAATAAGTACGCAGATGGAAAGAAAATAATGTCTCCTGCATCTGGTTTAATTTTTAAGTCAAACCGTGGGAACCATAACTCACCACCCTCGTAGTCATTATTGAGGTACATGACGGAAGATACTGTGCATGTGTAGGAAAAACCGTGGTCTGAATGGACTGCAAAGTGTTGACCAACCCCGTACTTAACGTAATTGATTGCTTCCATATACTCAGTTTTAACATTTACAAGAGATTCGTAATGTCTAAGACATGCTACTAATGGGTCGGTTGTGTCTTTCCAAATATTATATATTTCAGAATATTGAGGTGGAGCACTTTTTGCCCTAATTTCATCTATTTTGCAATCAAAACAATTTCGGTACTCAGGCATAGACTCGTAGTCACCAACAAGTGCTTCTTTCCACATGTATGTAGGTGTTGTGCTTTCACCAATAGTTTCTTCAAGCCTTTCAATAAGCCTTAAAGATTTTGGTAAAACATTATGATATATAACAATTCCTAATTTGAAATCTGAAACATAGTCAAAAGTAATATCCATCTTGTTATCCATCTTGTTATCCTTTTATTTTTACTTTTTTTGTTATTTAAATGCAGGTGCAAACGATGGGCCAAACGATGGACCAAATGGTGGTGGAAATGAAGGACCAAAAGATGGTGGCGCTACATAACCACATTGCCCATCTCTATACGCTCCATTATACCCACCAGTTCCAGCGCATGTTTGACATCCACCGCAATCATAGTACTGGTAGGAAACTTGACCGTCACAACTAATACCAACGTATGAGCAGTTACCAGGATACGGTGGCGGAGCACACGGAGGGCAAAAGTTTGGAGGAAAATAAGGAGGGGCAACAGGGGTAACGGAGTTAGATGCTGCTGAGTACGCACTGTTTCCGTAAACACTCTCTGCTCTTACAGTGAATGTGTAAGCAGTTCCGTTTGTTAATCCTGTAACCGTGCGTGAAGTGACGTTTACACCAGTTGCTTGTAACCCACCAGGGTTTGATACTACTCTGTAAGTAACATCACCAGCAGCAGCAGTACCAGTAGCCCCTTGTGTAAAAGTTACTGTTGCTTCAGCGTTACCACCAGAAGCGCTGGGGCTAGTTGGGGCTGACGGGGCAACACCCATTACCAACGATGGACTTGACGAAGATGCGACAGATTCAACACCATTTGAAGAAATGGCTGTAACAGTAAAAGTAACAGTACTTCCTGCTGTTAGTCCAGTAACTTGAATAGGGCTAGAACTTCCTGTTGCACTTTGACCAGAACTAGATGTGGCTCTGTAGGAAATAGTCCCCTTACCAACATAAGTCGGGGCAGTAAAAACTACGTTAGCCGCAGTACCTGATACCAGTGTTGGTGTACCAATCGTTGGTACTCCTGGAATTTTGCCGCCTGAATCCTTTGTTGCCATAAATTATGCCGAAATGTCTCCAACGAGCACCCAAGTGTTTTCTGCTCTCTTGATGAGCGTAGCATATGACCACTGTGCTCGCATCTTGAGTCCTGGTGTGGCGTTGATGGTCACTCCACCCGTAGCCACGATTGTGGTTTGTCCAGAACCAGTCTGAAGAATGTTAATCTGCGAACCAACTGGGAATGCCACTGATGAGTTCAAGGGAACCGTAAGGGTGTTAGCAGAGCCGACACCCATCTCCACAACCTTGTTTTTGTCAGCCAACACGAGTGTGTAAGAAGCAGTTTGGGCGTTTGTTGAAACGTCAGCCAACTTACCAAGTTCAATTGCAGCAGATGCACTAATGTCAGTGTTCACAATCACACCAGAAGCAATTGCGGTTACGCCAGTATCCGAGATAGTTACATCTCCAGTTTCAGTAACGGAAGTAGGGACTCCAGATGAGTTGTAAACAATGATGTTTCCAGCAGTACTTGTTGCCAATTTGCTGAGTGCAATTCCAGCAGATGCGCTGATGTCATCATTGACAATGGTTGCATCGGCAATCATTGTGCTTGTGACAGTCCCACTATCACTAGTAGTTACAACACCACTTGCGTTAACCCAAGCAGAGCCGTTCCATTTAAGGAAATCACCTGAAGTAGGGGCTGAAGCAGAAACATTGCCAATGTCATCAAGAGCATTGATGATTGGAACTGATGCTGGAACCCATGCGGAAGATGCAGATACATACTTGAGGAATTCTCCATTTGATGGTGCTGATGCAGAAACATCGGATAAAAAGTCAAGGGTAGGAGTTGTTGGACCCCATGTTCCACCAGCACCACCAGCAGGAGTAAATGCCAGAACCTGACCACTAGTACCCCAATATGGGTCTATTTGAAATACATCTGTACCATTGCTGAAATTAATACTATTAGCATTTAATGAATAATAAGGACCATCCAAGGCGTTTGCCCCAAGAATTTGGTCCACTGTTATATCCAATGTACCCTCCACTGCGGAGGACATGGAAATACCAGATGTAGCGCTTATTGTTAGGTAGTCGGTAGTGCCAGGTACACCTAAAGTCAATCCTTGACTGTTTGCAACCCATGCGGATGCAGATGAAGACCAAACAAGAGGACTATTATCTACGGGTGCTGAAGCACTGACATCCGAAATGTTATCCAGTGTTGATGACGTATTCAGGTAATACGAACCCTCTTGCCCATCAAGAAGGTCAGCGTTAAGGTTTGTAACAACCGTAGACGATGAAACAGACATTGGAGCAGTGCCAGTTGCAATTGTGCTTTCAAGGGTCTTTACAACAAGAGGTGCGGCTGAGTAACTTGCATGAGCAGTATTGATTGGGTCAGTTGGTTCTGGTTGATAAGAATCAAAGAACTTCCACTTACCGTCAGTAGCATCACGGAATACTCCAGCATGCCTGTAAGTCCCATCGTTGTAGTTTCCAGCAATACCGAGGTCTGGGTTTGAAATGGTGTTTCCATCATTCAAGTAGATAAATGAGTCTTCAATTGCAAGGTTTGTCTCTGTTGTTGTGTAGTAGACACCACCAACATGCAAGTCAGTACCTACATACATAGCACCAGTTGTTGACAACGAGCCAAATGTTGGTGAAGCAGATGTAGCAACTGATTGACCAATTGCAATTGTTGGAGTTGTACCCTCACCAGAGTTGTTGGTAATGGTAAGACCCGTTCCAGCAACAAGCGATGCAACATAGTCACCAGTAGTCTTTGTTCCAAGAGCCACTGTGTTGTCTGGGAGTGTTACAACTCCAGTAAAAGTAGGCGAGGCGCTTGGGGCCTTAGAATCAATCTGTGTTTGGATAGCAGACGTAACCCCATCAACGTAGTTAAGTTCAGTTGTTGAAAGCGTAGCCCCATCAAGAATATTTAGTTCTGCGGCTGTTGAAGTAACACCAGTTAAATCCGTTGGAGCGATAGAAATATTTGTAGAACCATCAAATGATTGACCAGCGATATTTCTTGCTGTCTGTAAGACTGTTGCAGTAGATGCGTTACCAATTACTGGAGCAGTAACAGCAGCAAAAGTTACCGATGCGCTTGTCCCAACAGCCTGCCCAATGGCGATGGTTGGACTTGAGCCTTCACCAGGAGTGTGTGTTACCGTGACACCAGTACCAGCAGTTACGTCATTTACGTAGTTGCCAGTCGTGTCTGTGCCAAGCGCTACAGAGTTTGGTTCAATTGTTGCTGTGAGAGTTGCATTCCCAAGATTGGTAAATGTTGCTGAACCACTAAGGTCACCACCAAGTGTGATTACTGGGGATGCAGTAGCACTTGCTTTATTATCTAACTGGGTTTGAATAGCCGAAGTTACGCCATCCACATAGTTAAGTTCTGTGGCAGTAGCGGTTACACCAGTAAGGTCAGTTGGGGCAATAGATATATCAGCAGAACCGTTAAATGCTTGTCCAGCAATATTACGAGAAGTCTGTAATGTCGTTGCAGTTGAGGCGTTCCCAATAAGTGGTGCTGTTACCTGACCAAATGTTACGCTTGCGCTAGTACCTACATCTTGCCCAATTGCAATTGTGGCGTTAGAACCCTCACCAGGAGTATGTGTAATGGTTACACCAGTTCCTTGGGTTAGGTCTACCATGTAGTTACCAGTGGTGTCGGTTCCTAGATTAATAACTTCAGGTTCCCAACCAGTGTTTACCCATTTAAGGAAGGCATTTTCACCAGGAGCAGACGCAGATACGTCTGTTAATGAACCCAATGTTGAATTCATAGTTGAAAGAATTTCTACGTTGGAACTTCCATTAAAAGGCACTGTTCCAGTTACTGCCCCAGTTAACTGAATGTTTCTTGGGGTAGCAAGTGTTGTGGCTGTATCAGCATTACCTGTAAACTCTCCGTAAACCCTAGCAAAAGTAACAGAAGCACTGGTTGCTACGTCTTGTCCAATGGACAGAGTGTTTCCAGTTTTTGTAATGCCCGTACCAGCAATAATGTTTGCTGTACCTGTAAATTGAGTAAAAACGATATCATCAGTACCAATTTCATGGTGTTGTTCTGTTCCATTACCTGTACCAGTTGAACTAACAAGAAATCCTTGGTTACCGTTCACAGAACCTGAACCAATGTAACAAGCATCTCCACGAACAACATTGTCTTCAAAACCATCAAAGTCTATTGCTCTTGTAAGAATGTACACAGCACTAGCAGAACCCTGGTCTGAAACAAGGTAGATACCGTTTTGTTTTGCGTCAGCCTGATTCTTAATCAGAACTCTGTCATTTGTTGTTGCATTCACACCATCAATAGACAAACGACCATTTTGAGTAGCGGTGAGTGTTGCCCCAACACCATCTGTTCCGTTGTCGTAATCTGGTAGATTAGGCAAAATTGTTGCTGTTGCAAGTTTTACAGACAAATGCCAGTTGATACCTGCGGCAATAGCATCAACATACTGTTTTGTTACAGCATGGTTTGATGAAACTGGGCTGTTAGTAAGTGATACTTGAGCAAAAGTTACAGAGGCAGATGTACCTACCGCTTGACCGATTGCGATGGTTGCATTTGAACCTTCGCTTGGGGTGTGTGTGATTGTTACACCAGTACCCTGCGTAAGGTCTGACATGTAGTTTCCAGTTGTGTCAGTCCCAAGAGCAATTGTTCCACTTATGGCAAGAGTTCCGCTCGCATCAGGAAGACTTACGGTTCTATCGGCAGTTGGGTCTACAACAGTAAGTACTGTTTCAAACTCGTTTGTTGTTGCGCCTTCAAATGTAATGAAGTGTGGTTCTGGAAGATAAATACCATGAATTCTTGGAGTTCCACCAGTAGCCGTAATTTCTGGTCCATTAATGGTTGGAGTGGTAAGAGTTTTATTAGAAAGCGTTTGAGTCGTATCCGTGCCGACAAGGGTTGTCGTTGCATCAGGCAGAGTAATAGTTCTGTCTGCAGTTGGGTCGGTTACAGAAAGAGTAGTTTCAAACTCGTTAGCGGTTGCACCTTCAAAAACAATGCTTCCGTTTAGGTTCAAACCAGCAAATGTTGGAGAGGTAGATGCTGATACATCCTGACCAATCGCTACTGTTGGGGTGGAACCTTCACCTGAATTGTTTGTAATGGTCAGACCAGTTCCAGCAACAAGTGACTCAACGTATGAACCAACCGTGTCGGTTGAAAGATTTACGGCATCGTTAATCCATGAAGTTCCATTCCAACGAAGGAAATCACCATTGGCTGCGCTGGTAATTGTGACATCCGAAAGGGCATCAAGAGAGGCACTACCAAGGTTAGCGTTTGAATAGCCAAGACTTGTCCATGCCGTAGAACCATTACCAATCTTAAACTTGGCAGTATCTGTTTCGTACCCAATTTCTCCTGAAGAGAGTGTTGGGTTGGCAGCAGTCCATGCAGCAGCAGTAGAACGCTTTAATTGAATTTTAACGCTCACTAGAATACTCCTCCGTCATAAACTGCCTCAATCATGTTAGTAAGTTCTGCTTCAAAAATATCTTCAAAACTTGTTCCGCCATCAATATCTAGTAAACTAGCGCTGTTGTCTTGATTAACCCAGTTGGTCCCATTATAGACCAGTATCTGCCCAGTAGTTGGGGAAGGTACTGACACATTACCAACATCATCAAGTGAATTAATTGTCGGAATTGCTGATGGAACCCATGAAGATGATGCTGAAACATATTTTAAAAAATACCCATCAGTTGGTGCAAACGCACTGACATCTGATAGGTCATCAATAGAACCAACGGTGCTGGCAACCCCTGGGGCAAACTTAGTGCCATCAAATTTAAGAACTTGATTTGTAGTTGCACCCGTAGGGTCTATTTCAATGCTGTCTACAAACAGAGTTGGTGTTTTAAAAGTGTCATCTGTCTTAAGAACATTGGCAGAGTCACGGTATAGGTTTACATCACCAACGGCAGAACCGTCACCCCAAACAAGACGACCACCTGCTTCAATTTTTAAGCGAGAATATGTGTCTTGGTCAACATAAACGGTTATAGCATCAGAACCAGCAGATGATAACTGCTTAACAGTGATAGGTACTGTAAATTTCTGTGCCACGACCTCAATCGCTTTCTATGTTATGACTCCTCAGAGTCTATTTAGGTACTAACCTACTACAACGATGGTGTAATCGTTAGCGGAGATAGTTCCGTAAAGAACAACTGACACAGTATCTGCGTTAGCACGGGTCACATCTCCAATTACCGTAGCACCAGTTGATACTTCGTAAATCTGCACGTTTACATCTGTTGTATTAAAGTTGTGAGTAACTGTGGTGGTTGATACGCCTGTGCTGCTTGCGGCACAACCTTGCTTGGCAATACGAGCAAGTGTTGAGGTTGATGTTGTGACTGCACCAGCACTAGTTTTAATACCAAGGTTTGTACGAGCAGTTGCCGCATCACTTGCGCCAGTACCACCGTCTGTAACAGCAACGTCTGTACCGTTCCATACACCCGTGGTGATGGTTCCCAAAGTAGTGATGCTGGACTGACCAACATAGGTTGATGCGATATCTACAGAGTCAGCATTAACCGTAATTCGGTCAGAAGTACCAACTACGTTAAGTACGTTTCCAGTTTTGGTAAGACCGTCACCAGCAAGGATGGTTCCAGCAACTGAGAACAAAGCCCATGTAAGACCCGTTACACCTACGTTGATAGTTCCGTTAGTGGTGAGTACCCAACCGCTATCTGCGTTAACAGCACCTTCTTCAACGAAGGTAAACGCACCAGGGGTTACTTCTGCGTTAGAATCAAAGTCAGTTGCACGAACTGCTGCACCCGAAGCCTGAACAATATAGATACCGTTTTCTGATGCAGTGCTCTGGTTCTTAACAAGAACACGGTCACCTGTTGCAAGCGTTACGTCAGTGTCAAGAGTGTCACCGTTTTCAAGGTCTGACGCAAGGTTAATTGGTGCAGTTGTTGCGGCACGTACTGAAGCCTTAACATCAAGTCCAGAACGGGCAGCATCTACATATGCCTTAGTTGCTGCATGGTCATCGTGAGTTGGGGTTCCAAACTTAGCCTGACCGTTAGCATCACGGATAACCAATTTGTTTGCAGTTGCTTCAGAAGTTGCATCAGCCAGTTTTGAGAAGTCTGAAGCGGTCATCAAACCAGCACTTGCCGATGTAGCAAGGTTTGCTGTAATGGTGATAGCACCATTTGATTCGCTAATGGTCAAAGCGTTGCTGTATAGGCCAGCAGAACTTACGCCAGTAATCATCTTTCGCCATGCGGCGGCAGTAATGTCGTAAACCTTAATAGTACCTTCAGTACTATTGAAAATCATCCGACCATCAAAGTTGCCCGTACTTGGGTCTGTGCCAACTACTTCAAAGGTAGCGTTAAGCAGTTGATTCTGATTAAGGTCAATATTAGTTAGAAATTTTTGAGCCATTAAAAATCCTTACGTGAGGTAGGCATAGCCTGAGAACGCTGATGAAAAGTTTACTACAACTTGTGTGGTGCTGGTATATGTGACTTCTCCGAATACAACCGTTTTTGCACTGTCAACAACAGAAACAGACGGGTAACCACCTAAAGAGTGGTTTATTGTCCATGTTGCTGACGCTGTTCCTTGAGTATGTACATGGCGTGATGCCTTTTGGAAAACAAGGTTGAGAATTTGGTTAGGAGAAATACCAGTAATGCTGGCACTAGCAGTTTCCCCAGTAGTGACCGTTCCGATGGTTAAGGTGTTTGGTGGGCCAGCAACACCAGGGTCGCTGACAACTATGTCAACGGTTGAAGAGTTTACACTTAAGTTACCAAGAGCAGATTCGTCTACATAGACAATGCTGTCATCTGGACTAAGTACAAGGGTGTAATCAGGCATACGGGTTAGTTGCCACCGAAGCGTCTACAACAATGGTTCCTGAAGCAATTCTGTCCCAATCTCCAGCGCTGTCTTGAACAAACAGGTCAAAGGTATGGCTACCTGCAGGAATAGGGTTTTTATCCGAAATATGCATTTCTAAGGTAGTCCCAGTCTTTGGGGCCAAGTAACCACGCCTATTAGCAGTGAGGGCAATAATTGTTTCTTCGTTGGGGGCAGTTGAGTACCAACGCAAGTCAAGAGTCTTTACATCGTTAGCGTCTACTGCCTGAAGGTATGCGTTAGAGACAACCTGAAGTGCTCCAGTACTGTCTTTCCACGTAAATGTTTTACGGAAATCCTGATTTTGGGTCATACGCAGTTCCATTGATTGCGCCTCATTTCCATCTGTTACTGTATTATTGGCTTCTACTGTGATAACTCCAGCACTAACTCTGTAGTACGTGTCATTAAACTTGGCTAAAACATCATACTCCAAGTCACCAATTGGTAGTTCAGAAGTCTCAGCCCCAGTAAGGGACAATAGGATTTCCCCAGACCCTGTGATTTCAGCATTAAGTTTTCGTTTAGATGTCGCTGTTGATTGAATTTGTGCTTTAACAGCAGTTGGAACCATCAAACGGTGTTTGCTTTTACTTTTAATTACAAGTATGCGCTTAAGAGGAATGCCTTGAGTGGCAACATAATTTACTGTACGGGCGACCATTTACCTATTGTACCCCAATTACTTTTTACCTTTACCCTTGCCACCACTCTTCTTAGGAAAGTCGTGACCAATCTCAGACATCTTTCTGCGAACAAGACTTTCCATGTTTTTTACTGCACGATGGTCTGAAGGGGTACTAGCCATGTGGACAACCCCATCACCTTTGATGCGAAGTTGGATATGACCGCTTTGAGTCTTGTGACCCATCACAGGGGTGCTTCCTTGACCTACACGGGTCAACATTTCACGAAAGGGTTTATCAGTGGTCAAACCACGGACACGTTCCTCATTAAGAGCGTGTTGGTCCCAATTAAGATTTTCCTCTGTACCCATGCATAGATTGTACTACTCCCTAGGCATACGGTACGGAAGAATCGCCTCCATGCGCTTGAGGGCTTCATCAAACTCTTCTGGGGTGCTGAATACACGAATTACGTGCATACAAGGGTCACCACCATCTTCCATTTCGTCTTCTTCTTCATCGGTAGTTGGAATCCCATCATGCATGTAACAGGTTGGGTACAAACACCATTTGTTGTCAATCCCCATTGCCAACCATGTGTCAAAGTCAAGTTCTTCTTTAGTTGCCATCTTTGTTCCTTTATTTCATTACGGATAGTGTTACTTGGTATTCACCGTATTCTGGCTGGTCAATCGCTGTAACCATGACCGAACTGAATCCTTGGTTATGTGCGAGTATAACAGCCTGTTCCTTTGCGTCAAGCATTTGAGGCGTATGAATTGTGTAGGTGATTACCATGTCTAAATCCTATCGTCAGTAATCGTATTTTGAAAACTTCTTTATCTTCTTTTTTTCCTTGCGGTCATTTGAAGATTTACGGTTTTCTTTATGAATGTGGTAATCCTCGTACAACTCTTCCTCTTCATCGGGAAATTGAGAACTTAGATTATTATTTTTTGGAATCATCGGTTTTACGGAACAACTCGGAAAGTCTTTGTTCCACACGCTCTTCACGGGTTGTAACCAATTCACGGAAGCGTTGTTTACCGTATTCTCCTAAACCATCTTGAAAGTCTGTCATGTCCCCTACCATATCATTTAAGTCGTGGTATCTTTATGTTTCTTTGAAGATGAAGGTCATCAGTACGTGTAAGTTGTTTTTTGGTCAAAGGTTTAGGCATTGGGTTTGCGTCATGATTAACTTGAAGTTCGTCAAACTGTTCCATTCCTGGAAGGGTGTGCTGAACACTTAAGTATTTTCCGTCAACATACTGGTGCCGTTTACCCATGTATTTCATTCCCATATCTGCGTATGGTTCCCCTGGGTGACCCAAACGCACATAGGGGTTACGCCCATGTTCAATTTTATTTGTCATAGGGTTATTGTAAGGTCGTTCTGAATCAGCCTGCCTCTGGTCATACAGGTCCATTGCTCTTTCAGTATCTTCCCTATTTACAAGCGCAGTATTTGCAACATGGTGTTTATAAAAGGCTTGCGAGTAGGTAGAGATTTCTCCTAGCCCCATTTTGTCTAATTGACCGTGCAGTGATGGGTTTTCGTGAACTAATTTCCCTAAATAAAGATGTTTAGCCGCATTTTGATATTCAGGAATATCATGAGGCAATCTAGCAAATCCTTTTTCTGATTTCATTACTCTGTCTTTGTCTTTTTTATACAAAGTATGACCATAATCTCTTAAATGAGTTTCTGCAAGTTCAGTCATATTAGGTAATGAATCAATTGCAGACTTACCGCCAGAGGCTACGTGCAATCGTGCAGCCGCATATAAAGCCATTTCCCTTTTATCTTTCCACCTCTTGTTATCAACCCCATACCCAGATAGTTCCCCAGTTTTTCTCCATAAATCTAAGTGTCTATCTTCTCTTTGTGCTGGGTCTAATACTGCTTCGTGTCTTCTGTTATAACCCACACCCTTACGTATACCCTTGGGGTCACCTTCCCATTTCATGTTAGAGTACGGTTCAGAATATCTTTCCATGTAACCATCGGCAGTTCCTTCCATGTACGGAGATATATGCATACGGCCTTTGTTATACATTGCACTTTCTAAACGAGTGTGTGAATGGTCCTCACCTTTACCATCTGGCGAATCTTCCCTGTGACCCCACTCATGGGCAAGGGTAGTATCCATGCTGTTATTGTTACCTGACATATGGATTTGGCGGTTCGTACTTGACCAGGTTCCACTGTACGTTTTTAATTTATTGTTTATTCTTACACCATTAAAGATACCGTCACGTGGGTGTAGCCCAACAACGCTTGGGTCCATTTCTGCTATTGGCAAATCTGTATTTCCAGCATGATATATTAATAATGAATCTTCAGTTTTTAGTATTTTAGAAAAGTCATTAAGGCGTTTTTTCCCAGGATACGTTGGGTCTTCTGAAGTCATAGTTCCTGTTGCAGGATGAAACAACACGCCTTGAAGGTGTCCTTCTTGATAAGGATGGCGAAACTCTTGTGTCTCTCCACCATCTTCAGGGTTGAAGTAGGTGTTATTGAACTGTGAACCAAATCTAGGCATGACTAATTATAGACCAGGTAGTTCTGGCTGTTCGTAAACTTCCCGTTGTTTACCGTCATAATACTGTTTTCCACGCATAGCGGATTTATTAGGAACCCTTGACATAAATTCTTCATGTGCTGTTTGGGCAGTTTTACCAAAACCAAGTTCGTGTAGTACTGGGCGAACGTGTGGCATATTTTCGTACATATGCCCAAGCATTAACTTTGTTGTTGGGATTTCACCACTACGTGAATACCTAGTACTAAGAAGAGTTTCTCCCAAACCTTTACGGGTAGGCATTTCATCTCTACGCTCAGGGTGCGCTGCTAGGTGAAAACGAGTAGCAGAATAAAGGGCTCGTTCTTCAGCGTTCCATGCGTGGTAACTAGAGGTGTAGCCAGTTTCACTAATATCTTTTGCACGTAACTGGGTGTTAGTTAAGTGTTTTTCAAATTGACCAGAATAATGATGCGCTCTGTCGGCTAGTGCGTCTGCATACCCTTCACTAACTGGGTCAAGGTCATATATCTGCCTACCGCTACGCTTAGTTAAATCACGTTGAGCCTTATCATGTGGTTCTAGCGTATGACCTAACTCGTGAGCAAGTGTTCGTTTGTTTGCTACATACTCACCTTGTACATTTTTTCTAGTCTGTGTAACTTTAGGTTCTTTTGTTGTGTCTGGTTCAAACCGTGTGTGCCATGTTTGGTAAGTGTATTCACCACCAACAAGTGGGTGTGGACCACTTTCAAGAGAAAGTTCTTCACCAACTGCGTGTTTTTTACCGCCCTCTCCTTTAGTTGGGTACACGTTTGGGTGATAGTTATTTTCTTTTAACCAATCCATTGTCATATTTTGAGATGGGTCTTCCCCAATAACCTTACCAACATGTTCAGGAACGTCACCTGTTATAACATGGCCTTTATCATTTTGCCAATGAACACCGTCTTCTTCAAGTATCGTGTGGATGTTGTAAGGGTGTTGTATCTTCTTCTCGTATTGGTTCCAAAAGCCTTTGTTTACAATAGGCTTGTCAGATGGTTCATACGTTGTTTTTTCTGTTGTAACAGTTGATGAGTCTCTACCCACACCAACATATATTTCACCAAAACTTGCCCAACCTTTTCCCCAATCCGTAGGATAGGTAGGAGCATTTATACCTGTTTCATATTCACGGGTTGGTATATCTAAAGCATTTGCGGCTTTTCCAAGTGCTTCATGTTTTTTAAAAGAAATAACAGGGTCACCGTATTCAGGCAAAATATTACGGCGGTCTTGACCAGGTTTTCGGTTACGGTTGTATTCCACTCTTTCAGCATTCTTTGCTTCCCTTAATGCTTTTCTTTTTTTAAAATGCTCTAAATCACCTAAATGTAATGCTTTGTTAATAGCGCCCACCCGTTGTTCAGCAGGAACAGTTGGGTCGTTTTTTAACCCTGTGTATGAGTATGGGCTAAACAACATACCCTGTGGGTTATCAGAAGTACCAAAACCTTCAGCAATCTGTGGTTTTCGTTGTTCCATTGTAGGCAGGTCACCTTTTGTAGTAGGCAACTCTGTGGAAGACATGACCTTGTTTGATTCAGGGTCCTCCCAATATGTGTTGCTAAACTGCGGTCCTAAAGGCATGGCTTAATTATAAACCATTATCCTCCGTTGGAATAAAAGCCTCTACCTACAAGATTTACTGCTGGAGAGAAATAAACAGGGCGCAACTTCTCATTACAGTCTGGACACAGGATTGTTTTCTGCTCATCGTAGATACTGCGAGTTTCCTCGTGACGATGGTCGTTTGGGCATTTATAAGCATATGTTGGCATGGAGACACTATACTATCGCCGTATGGCAACGCACATTACCGACATTCCTAAACCGTTTTACTGTAATGTCCAAAATGAGTTTTTGTACAACTTTGAAAAAGGGTTTGGTGAATACACTGCTTGTTTAGTCTATGGGCTATCTGCAATTCCTAATAGGGCATGGGGTGTATCTCTACTTTTAGAGAATGGTGCATTAGTACAACATGTACCACTTCACGCTTTAACTTTCCATACACCTGCTGTACACCACCATCCTTTAGACCATTTGCAGGTATGGAGTTGCTATGGGCAAGATTTCACTACCCATGAGTACAGCGCCCTGTCTGAGTTAGCCGTAAAGGTATACATGAAAGAAGGGGTGTGGGAAACAGGCAGGTATATGTTTACTGCCGCCCCTTACGGTGATATGTACTCATCAACCCCTGACCAGCACAAACACTTTAACTTTGTGCGTTTAGATTGTGGGCGTGTAGGTGCTTGGCCTGGAAACCGTATGCTCGTGTTTGATGAGTCTTTTGTCAAACTGTCTGATGAACGCCCCAAATACATTACAAACACTAAGATTTGGTATCCAGAAGGTTTAGATGTGTCTGACCCTTTTGATACAGTTATTTCCCCAGACACTTCCTTATAG